GCTGAGTTAGTTCACTGGTTCACTGCAATGGCAGGCGCAGGCGTAAGTCTGAGATTAAGAGCAGTGCAAATAACTAAATTAGTTGAAGGTGGTGCCGGCAATGCTGAAGGCTACGGCTTTGACAAAGTTGAAGGTGGCTACGAAGCTCCAGAAAGTGTAAACACAAATGTGGTACAAGAAGAAAGCGCAGAAGCTGACTTCTAAACAAGTTGGTTTACGTTATGGTTTTAGGTCAGGCTTAGAAGAAGCAATTGCTTCTGAGCTTGATACTAAAAACATTCAATATAAGTTTGAAGAAACAAAACTTAACTATGTTAAACCACAAAAGGTGCACACATACACACCTGACTTTTATCTAGTTCAGTCTGACATTTACATTGAGACTAAAGGTTACTTTACTTCTCAAGACCGTCAGAAAATGCGTCTTATAAAAGAACAGCATCCTGAGCTAGATATTAGATTTATATTTAGTAATTCAAAAACAAGAATAAGTAAAAAATCAAAAACAACATATGGCATGTGGTGTGATAAATACGGTTTTAAGTATGCAGACAAACATGTCCCGAAAGAATGGTTATGAACAATTTAAGAAAAGAAACTAAATACATTGTTGTCCATTCAACAAATACAAATCCTACACAAAATTTAGATGTTAAAGATTTAGACAAGCAACATAGAAAAGAGGGTTTATTCTCTTGCGCTTTTCATAAAGTTATTAAAAGAGACGGGTCTGTACAAGACGGTCGCGACATAATGATAGCCGGCGCACATATTGAAACAGATGTTGTCTTGTCTAATAAAAATTCTATTGGCATTTGTCTAGTTGGTGGACAGAATGTTGATGGACAACCTGATTGTAATTTTACTTTTAAACAATATGAGAGTTTAGTTAAACTCATAAATGTTTTAAAAAATGATTACAAAGAGGTTGAAGTTGTTGGTCATAGAGATGTGACTAACTCCTCATGTCCGCAGTTTGATGTAAAAGAATTGCTGACATAGTTTGTTTGTTGCCTACTGGGTAGAAATACTCAGTAGGTTAAACCCAAAATATTAAGGCAAAAAATTTTATGGAAAATACTGAAAGTACGTTTTTATATCATTCACATTGTGATGAGTGCGGTTCTAGTGACGCTAATTCTGTCTATGATGATGGACACACTTATTGCTTTTCATGTAACACATTAAAAAAAGGAGTAGAAGACTTGAACAAACAAACAAACACACAAGAACCAAGTAAAGATTTTATTTCAGGTAATGTATCTGCATTATCAAAAAGAAATATTGACTTTAACACAGCACAAAAATTTAATTATCAAACCGGTGCATGGTTTGGTAGACCATGTCAGATTGCAAACTACTATGATAAAGATAAACAATTAGTAGCACAAAAATTAAGATACCCTGATAAAACATTTCAGTGGTTAGGTGACGCAAAAAAAGCAGGCTTGTTTGGACAACACCTGTGGCGTGACGGTGGTAAAATGTGTATCATAACTGAAGGTGAGATAGACGCTTTATCAGTATCAAGAATAAATCAAAATAAATTTCCCGTAGTAAGTATTAAGACAGGCGCACAAGGTGCCAAAAAAGATATACAAAAAGAATTAGAATGGCTTGAAAGATTTGAGACAGTAGTTCTTTTGTTTGACCAAGATGAACACGGACAGAAAGCGGCGTTAGAATGTGCTAAATTATTTTCACCTAACAAAGCTAAGATTTGTACAATACCATTAAAGGATGCAAACGAAATGTTATTAGCTAATAAAGCTAAAGAGTTAACAGATTGTATCTGGTCAAGTAAACCTTACAGACCTGATGGAATAGTGTTGGGTTCAGATTTATGGAATGAAATACAAAAAGAAGATAATCATGTTACAGTTCCATATCCATTTGATTGTTTAAATATAAAAACACATGGACTACGTAAAGGTGAGCTAGTTACTATCACTGCCGGAAGTGGTGTAGGTAAATCTAGTTTTTGTAGACATGTAGCATTAAACTTATTAAAAAATAATTACACTGTAGGTTACATTGCATTAGAAGAAAGTATTAAACGTAGTGCACTTGGTATCATGGGTGTTGAATTAAAAAAACCATTACATTTAACAAGAGAGGGTATTAGTGAAGAAGACTTATTTAAAACGTTTAACAATACTGTGGGCAGTGGCAACTTTTATCTTTACAATCATTTTGGTTCAACAGTTGCAGATAACCTGCTCTCTAAAATAAGATATTTAGCTAAAGCATGTAATGTAGATTATGTAATTCTTGACCATTTACACATGGCTTTGTCTGCATTAGGTGATGCTAATACAAATGATGAACGTAAACTTATAGATTATTTTGTTTCTAAGTTAAGAACATTGGTAGAAGAAACTGGTATTGGTTTAATATTAGTATCTCATTTATCAAGAACAAAAGATGGTAACAAAGGTTATGAAGACGGCGTTCAAGTATCAATGAATAGTCTTAGAGGAAGTCAATCCATAGCTCAATTGAGTGACATGGTATTAGCTTTGTCCAGAGATTTACAATCAGAAAATAATATTGCACAAGTAAATGTATTGAAAAATAGATTTAGTGGTGAGACTGGTAAAGCATGTAGTCTTAGATATGATTTAGAAACTGGTTGTTTATCAGAAGTACAAGCGGAGACTGTTGATGACTTCTAATCTAACAATTAAAAAAAGAAAAAGAAAATTAAAAACAGAAAATGAAACTATTTCTTGGACATACTACGTTTTATCAGCAGTTAAAAAAGCTAAAAATAGTCCAACACCTGTAGTTATAGATGTGGCTAAAGAAAGTTCTGCTACATTAATACAAGATGCTCTTATGGCATTGGCTATGAATGGTGAAGACGCGGCATGGAACGTAGATATAAAACTACACAAACACGTACATTAATATGAAACTACCTACAATAAATAAAAAAGTATTAGACGCTAAATTTGTTTTATGTCATTGGGTTGATATAAACTCTGATGCTTCTTGGACTACTTTAGAAAAAGCTAGACAAAGTAAACCAACTATTTGTGTTAGTACAGGTTGGTTAATTAAAGAAGATAAAGATGTGCACATTCTTTGTGGTGATATTAACTTTGAAGATGATGGCACCTTAGCTGACGTGGGTAACGTAACAACAATTCCAAGTGTAAATATAATTAAAAAGAAAGTTATTAAAATATGAAATATATTTTTGATATAGAAACAGATGGTCTTTTTGATGTGTGTACTAAAATACATTGTCTTGTTTTAAAAGATGTAGATAACAATAAGATATTATCTTTGTCAGTTGACGAAGCATTAGATAAATTATCTAAAGCTGATGTTATTATTGGACACAATATTATTAAGTTTGATATTCCAGTTATTAAAAAATTATATCCCAACTTTAAAACTGAGGCAAAAATTTTTGATACACTTGTAGCAACAAGATTGTTGTTTCCAGATGTAAAAGAAAAAGATTTTCAACGTAAAGATTTTCCTAGAGATTGTATTGGAAGACACAGTTTAAAAGCTTGGGGTAATAGAATAGGAAAATATAAAGCTGAGTTTGATACTGATTGGAAAACATTTACACCTGAGATGTTAGAGTATTGTAAACAAGATGTGGAAGTAACTTACAATCTTTATAAAATGATTGAAGAAAAAACATATTCACAACAAGCTATGGATTTAGAACATGATGTTGCACAGTTAATTTATAATCAAGAAGTGTATGGTTTTACATTTGATACTGAAAAAGCTAGAAAGTTATATTCAGAATTAAATGGTAGAAGAATAGAATTAGAATATAAATTACAAGTTAAGTTTCCACCAATAAAAGAACAAATACCTTTTATTCCTAAAGTGAATAATAAATCAAAAGGATATATTAAAGGTAAAGTATTTTATAAAGAAAAAACTACTGTCTTTAATCCATCAAGTAGACAACACATAGCTAGTAGATTAATAGATAAATACAATTGGAAACCTAGTATTTATACTGATGATGGTACACCTAAATTAGATGAAACTATTTTAGAAAGTTTACCATATCCTGAAGCTGAAATATTATGTGAGCATTTTTTATTAGATAAAAGAATTGGTCAGTTAGCTACTGGCGCTCAAGCTTGGTTAAAGCATGAGAAGAATAATAAAATACATGGTACTTGCAATACTAATTCAACAGTAACTGCAAGAGCAACTCATTCTTATCCTAACATGGCACAGATACCTAGTGTATCAGTACCTTATGGTAAAGAATGTAGAGCATTATTTACGGTTCCAACTGGTAAAAAACTTGTAGGCATTGATGTCTCAGGTTTAGAAGTGAGAATGTTGGCTCACTATATGGCTAGGTATGATAATGGTAAATACGCTAAGGTTGTTTTAGATGGCGACATACACTCTGAAACACAAACGTTAGCCGGCTTAGATAGCCGAGACCTAGCCAAAAGATTTTACTACTGTTTTTTATATGGTGGTGGAGTAACAAAGATAGCTTCAGTAACTGGTAAGACTGTTCCTCAAGCATCTAAGATTAAGAAAAGGTTCTTAAATAATTTACCTGCATTAAGTAAATTAATTGAGGATGTACAACAAGCGGCTGAACGTGGTTACTTAACAGGTCTTGATAAAAGAAAAGTTAAAGTACGTTCTTCTCATGCCGCACTAAATACTTTATTACAAAGTTCCGGCGCATTGGTTTGTAAACAATGGTTGGTAGAGTTTGACAAAGTAATAAAACAAATACCACATGCACAACAAGTTGTCTGGGTGCATGATGAAATACAAGTTGAGTGTCTTGAAAAAGATGCAGAGCAAGTTGGGCAACTGGCAGTAAAAGCAATCAAAGACACTGGTGAGTATTTTAATTTAAGACTACCGCTAACTGGTGAATATAAAATAGGAGACAACTGGAGTGAAACACACTAATAAAACATGGAATAAAGAATATGATTTAAAAAACAATTTTAGGTATTGTTTAGAAAAAGGTAAATTAGGAGAAGATTTAGTAAATAAACTTTTAAACAAAGAAATAACATTTGAAGTTAAAACAGATTTTATGTGTAAAGATACTGGAAATGTTTTTGTAGAATATAAAAGTAGAGGAAAAGACAGTGGTATAAAAATTAGTACTGCTATTTATTGGGTATTTGTATTACCTTATAATGAAACTGATTTTCCAAACTTGCAATTTATACCTTTAGTTAAATTAAAAAAATTAATTGAAACTAAAAAATATAAAATTGTTAACGGCGGTGACGCTTTAACTTCAAAAGGTTATTTAATTCCAAAAGAAGATTTATTAACACTTATAATACAGGAGAAAAATGATTAGAAAAAAAGTATTATTGATTGATGGTGATATTTTGTTATACAAAATTGCCATGAACAATGAAGTAGAAACACATTGGGGTGATGGATTATGGACATTACATTCTGATGCAAACATTTGTAAAGCAGATGTAGATTTAGTTATAGAAGATTTAGGTTCTAGTTTAGAAGCTGATGATTATGTTGTTGCTTTAACTGACAGCAAAAATTTTAGAAAAGATGTGTTACCTACATACAAAAATAATAGAAAAGATAAAAGAAAACCATTAGCATTAAAAGCGTTAAGAGAATATGTTATTAAAAAACATAGAGGAATTGTCTGGGATAATTTGGAAGCTGATGATGTTATGGGTATTATGGCAACAGAGCCTACAGAAGAAGAAAGAATAGTAGTTACAATTGACAAAGACTTAAAAACTGTACCATGTAATTTGTCTTCTGATGGTTTAAATGTTGAACGTATTCCAGAAAGATTAGCTGATTACTGGTTTATGATACAAACATTAACTGGTGATAAAGTTGATGGTTATGATGGTGTAGAAGGAATAGGTATTAAGACTGCTGAAAAACTTATCAAGAAGTATACTAACGTTCCCCTTTTAGACCTATGGAAAATTGTCAAAAAAATATATGTTGACAAAGGATATACTGAAGCTGAAGCATTACAACAAGCAAGAGTTGCACGTATACTTAGACACGGTGAATACAATAAGAAAACAGGGAAGGTAAAACTATGGACAATATAAAAAAACCTTTACATTATAACAAAGGTGCTATTGAACCTATAGATTATATAGTAGCAAACAATCTTACGTACTGCGAAGGTAATGTAGTTAAGTATATAACTAGGTGGCGTTTCAAAGGACATGGAATAGAAGATTTAAAAAAAGCTAAACAATACATAGACTTTATTATTGATAAAGAAGCACAACCTAAAGTCACAGATACTAAAGATGCTTGAACATAAACATATTATAATTAGAGCGACTGTTAAAAAACCACCTGTGCAAGTAGATGTAATAAAACAATGGGTAAGAAATTTAGTTGAAAAATTAAACATGAAACCATTGGGTGATACAGTTGCTGTCTATGTAGACAAAGAAGGCAACAGAGGTTTGACTTGTTTGCAAGCTATTGAAACATCACACATAGCATTTCATTCTTGGGATGAAGACAAACCTGCTGTTGTTCAATTAGATGTATACACTTGCAGTCACTTAAATAAACAAACAGTATTTGATGCATTGGAAAAGTTTGAACCAATAGAAATTAATTACTTAACATTAGATAGAGAGAAATATTTAAATATAATACACATATGATAGATTACGAAAGAGATAATTTACTTACTGATTTTGGTAAGACCACATTAAAAGATAGATATTTATTACCAGAAGAAACTTCACCGCAAGAAGGATTTATGCGAGCGGCTAAAGCTTTTTCAGACAATGATGAAATGGCACAACGTATATATGATTATGCATCTAAACTTTGGTTTATGTATTCTACACCTGTGTTGTCTAATGCAGGTAGTAAAAGAGGCATGCCTATTTCATGCTTCTTAAATTATGTTGGTGATAGTAGAGAAGGATTAACAGGACATTACACAGAGAACGCTTGGCTTGCTTCTGTGGGTGGTGGTATTGGTGGTTACTGGGGACATGTAAGAAGTGATGGAACACAAACTTCTGGTGGCTCACAGTCTTCAGGTTCAATACCTTTTTTACACGTAGTTGACAGTGAGATACTTGCGTTCTCACAAGGTAAAACAAGACGTGGAAGTTATGCGGCGTACATGGATATATCACATCCAGAGATAATAGAATTTTTAGAAATGAGAAAACCTAGTGGTGGTGACATACATAGAAAATGTCTTAACCTTCATCATGGTGTAAATATTTCTGATGAGTTTATGCAGTTAATAGATAACTGTATTAAAGAACCTACGTATGATGACAGTTGGAATTTAATTGACCCACATACAAAAGCAGTAGTACGTACTGTATCAGCTAGAGATTTGTGGTTAAAAATATTAGAGACAAGAGTTGCCACTGGTGAGCCGTATGTTTCATTTATTGATACAGTTAATGAAGCATTGCCTGAAACACAAAAGAAATTAGGATTAAAAGTAAATCATTCTAATTTATGTACAGAGATAACACTTGCTACTGATGAAAACAGAACAGCAGTTTGTTGTCTATCTTCTGTTAATTTAGAAAAGTATGATGAATGGAAAAACAATAGTTTATTTATACCTGATTTAATTAGGTTCTTAGATAATGTATTGCAATACTTTATTGATAAAGCACCTGATGAATTGTTTAGAGCTAAGTTTAGTGCAAACAATGAACGTAGTATTGGTTTAGGTGCTATGGGTTTCCATGCTTATTTACAATCAAGAGGAATACCTTTTGAAGGTGCACTTGCTAAATCATTAAACATGAAAATATTTAAAACAATTAAAGAGCAAGCTGTAGAAGAAAGTAAAAGACTAGCAGTTAAAAGAGGTGAAGCTCCAGACATGGAAAACACAGGTATGCGTAATGCACACTTGTTAGCTATTGCACCCAATGCTTCTAGTTCTATTATCTGTGGAACTACATCACCATCAATAGAACCATACAGAGCAAACGCGTATGTACAAAAAACTATGTCTGGTTCATTTTTGGTTAAAAATAAATATCTTGAAAAATTATTAGAGAAAAAAGGTATTAACAATGAAAAAACATGGACTTCTATTTTAGCTAATAAAGGTTCTGTTTTACATTTAAATGAATTATCTGATAATGAAAAAGATATATTTAAAACAGCAATAGAAATTAATCAGCAATGGATTATTGAACATGCGGCAGACAGACAAAAACATATTTGTCAAGGACAATCAGTTAATGTGTTTGTGCCTGCTGATGTTAACATTAAAGAATTACATGACATACATAT